TGGACAGAGTCTGCTGCACAAAATGCTCGACGCCGAACCGAGTACCCAAATGTCCGCGAAGTGCAGCAGCTTGCTGGGCGGCGTTGTCGCCGACTGTAGAAGCGCCGTGGAAAATCCCAAGATTCAGGAATCCAGCTTCCAGGGTGGAGTCGATTCCAAAGTGGACCATGTCCGTATCGACCAATGGACCCGCATTGTCGCGCAGGACTTTACGGGTATTGATGATGTCCGCAGCCGTCAAGCTAGAGGCTAGATCATAGCTCCACGGAACAGACGCATACAGGCCCGTCAGGGACGTTTCGATGTAATTTGCCAGGGCGTACATGGAAGGGCTGATATGCTCTTGGATAATTTTTTCGCTGGTATACGCCAACTCCTGGTCGGTCAAACCAAACTTGACTTCGCGCCAGGTATTCAGATCGATAGTGATGTAATTCGGATTTAGATCTGAAGCTGTGCCGGTACCGCCCGCCTGTGTAGACAGAGTACCAGGCTTACGAATCTGGATGGTTGAACCTAGCTCGAAGCTCTTGCGCTCATCGTCGTATCCATGATAAACACGACGGGCCATGCCCAAGGCGTTTTCCAAAACCATCAGGCCTTCCTGGGCATAGAATGTAGGGTCATAAGGGGTCGTGTAGTTAGCCATATTGTGTTACCTCACTTTGCTTCATTTTTCAGCAATTTGAATTTGGAGCCCCTTCTCTATGGCCAGCTTTCTGGCAGCCCGGTATTTTTCCGGATTTTTGGCATCTGCTTTTGAAAGCACGATAGACGGGGTATCCTTATCGAAATTAAGATTTCCGGACCCTCCTGGACCACCCGGTGAATTGCGCAAAATCCAATCCTTTTGCGGGTATTTGTCGATCAGATATCCAATGGCATCTTCGAATTCAGCTGGCTCGCCGATACGTGCCGGATCCCGTGACAGGATTTTTTCGCCGCTGTAATAACCTACCAGTGTCAACCCGCCGTCTTTTGTTGTTTCTGGTTTGAAGTATTTGCCGAACACCTCTTGAGCCATATCCCATGGGAGCGTCGTTTTGGGATTTTCGCCTGCAAAGTATTTGCTTTTGGCAAAGTGACTTCCGATGACAAGATCGCGGATTGTATGTTCTTTGTTTTTCAGCAAGTCCTCGAACTCTTTGACTTTTTTTTCGTGTTCTTTGCGGGTCTTGCTAAGTTCCATGTCGAAGGTTTCGGTGTACTGTCTCTTGAGTTTGTCGACTTCACCGGCATCGATCAACTTTTTTGCATCCAGGTTAGCTACTGTTTCCAGCGCTTTCCTGGCTGCGTCCGGATCTTCGATTCCTTCAAATGCCTTGAACTTCTCCTGGAACTTTTCTAAGTCTTTGCGTCGTGACGCACTTTCGTTGTTGAGTTCGTGGATTTTTTCCATGGCTTTAGGTGCATCGAACGGCAAATCCTTGCCGTCCGGCATCTTGTAGACCGGTTTGCCATCGGACAATACGACGTGTCCATCTTGATCCAATTTCAGTTCCATGCTTCTCGCTCTCCTTCCGGCATCTCGCCTGTACAAAAGAAATGGGGAACTCGACAGATGCGGCTGTCGTAATTCCCCGTAATAAATTTTGATTCACACCGGCTCGCGTGAATCGGAACAATATTGTTCACAATATTGTTCACAAAATTATTGACAATTTTCTTACTATCAGTAAGAATTGTCAAGAGAAAAATGCATTTCAACTAAATTTTTTAATGTAAAGCTTGAAGGACAATGCTGATGGCGAGCGCCTTGGGACCGCGAAAAAAGAGGGGATCCAAGAAACAAACCGGATCTGGACTAAAATACTCTAAAATGAAAATTGCCGAACGGCGCATCAAATTGATGGAACTTTATGAGCAGCGTTACAGTTATACTGAGATGGCCAAAATACTCGAAGTTGATCGGTCTCAAGTTGTGCGCGACTTGCAGGCAATCGAGGCTAAACTGGTTGAACGCACACAGGAAGCTATGGGGAACCTGGAAGCTATGCGTTTGCGAGAACTTGAGGATCTGGACCGCATGGAGCGCATATGCATTGAACGGCTTGAAAAACTAAAGCACTCACCACATCAGGGTTCACGATGGCTGGAGGAACGTCGTAAGATCAAAGAGCGCCGTGCCAAGCTGATGGGGCTAGATAGCGAACAAAAGTTCAAAGTTACCACAGTGGAGCAGGAGGGATCCAAGGAACAACGTGACGCTGCAGTGCAGGCTGCATTGAAGGCTGCGCAGATAACAAAGGAATTGAAGCTTGACGAAGAGAGCGACACAGTCGGCAGCGCCTGATATCGAACAACTGACTCCCGAACAGTTAGCGTATAGTCGACTGTTGTCATATGCAGCTTATATGTATCCACAGTATAAAGTGGGGCATCATCATGCGCTGATCGCAAAGTATCTCGAGAGAGTGGAGCGCGGAGAGGTGACTCGGCTGATGGTATTTTTGCCGCCTCGTAGTGGAAAGTCAATGCTGTGTTCTGAGTTTTTTCCACCCTGGTATTTGGGCCGCAATCCATCCAAGCAGATCATAGCTGCCACATACAGCCACGAAAAAGCCGGTGACTTTGGCCGCAAAGTCCGCAATTACATGATCGATCCGATTTATCCTAGAATTTTCAAAGATTGTCAGGTATCCTCCGATCAGAAAAGTGCTAACCATTTAAGCACTCTGCAAGGCGGGAACTTATATTCAGTAGGAGTTCGAGGGGCGCAATCCGGAAGAGGTGCCCACCTGTTTCTTATCGACGATCCTCTGAAGGACCGCAAAGAAGCCGATAGCGAGACCGAACAGAAGCGCTTGCGTGATTGGTATCGAGCTGTAGCATATACTAGACTAATGCCCGGACAATCCGCTGTCATATTAATAATGACGCGCTGGCATTACAACGATCTTGCAGGCTGGCTATTGGCTGAGCACAAACATGAGAACTGGACCGTGTTGTCTCTGCCTGCCATTGCCGAGGACGACGACCTGCTTGGGCGCAAGCCCGGAGCTCCGCTCTGGCCCGAAGCTTACCCGCTTGGCAATTTGTTTAAAATCAAGAAGACCGTCGGTACCCGGGAATGGAACGCACTCTACCAGCAACGCCCGCTGCCGGAGGAAGGCGGTCTGGTTAATCTGGACTGGTTCATGCGCTACTCGGCTTTCGACTGGCGCACTTGGCAGGCTGCAATTCATGTATCAGGCCGCCGTTTTGACAAGAAGAACTCGCGCTTCCCGTTTAAGAAAATCGTATGTTCTTGGGATACAGCGTTCAAGGAAAAGGAAATCAATGACCCGTCTGCCTGTACAGTCTGGGGTGTAACCGATAAAGACTACTATTTAATTTACACAATAAACGAGCGCCTGGAATTTCCAAAACTCAAACGTAAGGTAGTTGAAATTCATCAGCGCAATTGCGACAAATACAAGTATGCCGATTACGAAGTTGTGGTGCTGATCGAAGACAAGGGCTCCGGCACCAGCCTGATTCAGGAACTCAAGCGCGAGACTAAGATCCCGATAATCGCCTGCACGCCTGATGCCAATAAATCTTTTCGCATGGAATCGGTCAGCGCGCTGATCGAAGCCGGACGTGTTTGGATTCCGGACAAGGCTCCTTGGTTGACGGACTTCGAGACTCAGATGGCGGAGTTTCCCTACGGCCGACATGATGACATCGTTGATAGCGTCAGTCAATTTTTACGTTGGATACATAAGCCTAAGTTTAAGCGACATAGTAGGCCAATGTTTTATAAATAACTTAATTTTATCAATTTTTCTTACTGAGGGTCAGCTTCCATGGATAAAAAAGAACTGCAGCGCACTCATCCGGAATACGATGTTCATATCGAAGATTGGAATTTATACAGTCTTGCATATACGGGCGGCAAGGAGTTTATCGAGTTTGCTTTGGATCAGATCGAACGTGAAACTACTGGCAACTACCGCGATCGCATTAAGGAGGGAGTGTGCCTAAATTTTTCCCGGGCGATCATCGACTTGTTTAACTTTTACTTGACCGAAAAAGCTGCCATCCGCGAACTTGGCTTGTTGGATGCCGATACCCAGTGGCAGATGTTTATGCGTGACTCTGATTTTCATGGCACAGACTTCGATACGTTTATGGTTGAGGCCAGTCGCTTAGCATCAGTCAATGGGTCGCTTGGCATACTGGTGACGAAGCCCGGTATTATGGCTCAAAACCTTGATGAAGAAATTCGCAATAATGTCTATCCATATTGTTGTGCATACACCTTGCAGCATGTGCTGGACTGGCGGTTTGGTAAGAACCCGATCAATGGCCGTCCGCAGCTACAATATCTCAAGTTGCGCGAAGACGACGGAAATTATCTGATCTGGACGTTAGACGGTTGGGAGGTATGGTCGGTCAATGATTCAGATGTTGCAGTGCTGGAGGATAGCGGCCCTAACTTGATTGGAGAGATTCCGTTTGTGTGGTTTCCGAGCATGCGTAGCCTGACGTCGCCGTACCTCGGACAATCCGATATTACTGAAATTGCGCGTATTCAGCTAAGTCTGACACGTAATGTCAGTTGTGGGGAGGAGATTATAAAGTGGAGTGGGTTTCCCATGATGCGCAAACCCATGATTATGGAGGGAGAAGACGAGAAAGAAGATGTTGTTGGAAACTCTGCAGTCCAAGAATTCAACCCGGAGTTTGGTGAAGCCGGAAAGCCAGACTGGATGCCGACTGAGATTTTAGAGCCGATTGAAGCTATCCTGAATTGGATTGACCGCAAAATCGACGAAGCTTATCGTATTGCGCATCTGTCCGGCGTGCACGGCCAGAGAAAATCCAATAACGAAGTTTCGAGTGGCCTGGCGTTGCGCTACGAGTTCCAGCAACTGTATTCAGTTTTGAGTAAAAAAGCGGAGTCCTTAGTCGAGACTGAGCTTAGCATTATCCGGCTGTGGCTAAAGTGGGCTAACAAATCCGATTGGTTCCAACAGGTTAAAATCAAACGCTCCAAGATATTTTCAGTCGACGATCTGGCAATCAGCCTAGATAACCAGATTAAAGCTATCGAGGCCGTGCCGAGCCAAACATTCAGGGTCTTGGCTCAAAAACATATTATCAAACAGATGCTTCCGGATGTTGGCGACTCCGATATGACTGCCATTGAATCAGAACTAAAAACTTCTGTATCCATATCCATCATACCAAGTATTTCTGAAGAAAGCGAGATTGTATGAAAGTTATTGTCACCGGTGGCTGCGGATTTGTTGGCCATCATTTTATCGAACATATCCTTAAAAACACCGATTGGCAGATCATGATCTTTGACCGATTGTCCTACGCTGCTAACGGTCTGAACCGCGTCCGTGACATTAACGCTTTTGATGAAAAACGCGTACATTTTTTTGCGCTGGATTTTACAACTCCGATTTCCAAGGGCGTTGTACTCGAGGCGCAGGACGCGCAGTTCCTGTTTCATCTTGGCGCTGAAACACACGTCGATGACAGTATTATTGATCCGCTTAAGTTTGTCTACGCTAATGTTGTCGGTACGGCTAACCTGCTAATGTTCGCACGAACACTTTCAAATTTGAAACGCTTCTTTTTCTTTTCGACCGACGAAGTATTTGGTCCTGCTTCCATGGATGAGACTGTGCTGGCCGGTACGGGGTATTATACCGACACACATTTTTCATACAAAGAATGGGATCGCTATAATTCGTCTAACCCGTATGCTGCCACAAAGGCTGGAGCCGAAGAGTTATGCATCGCTTTTTCAAACACATACCGTATGCCCATAATTATTACACACTCAATGAACATACTTGGCGAGCGCCAGCATCCGCAAAAATTTCTGCCGCTTTGCATTAACCGCATCAATAATGGCGAAACAGTCTACATACATGCTGATGCCGATCGTACAAGATCCGGATCGCGTTTTTACATCCACGCACGCAACGTTGCCCATGCCTTGACACACCTGGCAGATAACGAAGACGTGATTAACCTGTGCGATAAATTTAATATTGTCGGAGAAAAGGAAGTCTCAAACCTGGAGTTGGCGCAGAAGATTGCTGAAGTTCTTGACAAGAAATTAAAGTACGAGCTTGTGGATTTTCATTCATTGCGCCCCGGGCACGATTTGCGATACGCACTGGACGGTACGAAGCTGGAACGATTCGGATGGAAGACCCCAGTGTTATTTGACGAGTGGATCGAGAAGACCGTGAAGTGGTATCTGCAGAATCCCGGCTGGCTGCGAAGTTGGTAATAATTACGCCACCTGATGTGGCATGAAACAGCAATAATGTCCCCACTGGTTGATAGCCAGACAATAGTTGTCCCCAGTAATAGCAACTGCCAGACACGGCAAGTC